TTTAAAGACTAAGTTTGGTGAAGAGAAGTCAGAATCCTTTGTAGATGATTTTCTTTTTTGCTACAAATGAAATCTATATCATTTGGTACTCCACCCAAATCTCCATTTGCACCGCAAGGAGGAGCATTTTTGATTGGAGAAGAAAGTACTGATATTGATTGTGATGTTTTAAAGGATTTTCTCTTGTCTAAAGAGGAGGAAGTTTTGTCTATACCAGTGTATAATGATACTGCTTTTGGTACATATTTGGGTAAAGATAGTACAACAGCTAGATCTCAATATTATAATGTACTTACTTGGGATAACTCAGAAATTCATAAGTTAAGAAAACAAATCTATAATTTATATTATGAGTACCATAAAGCGTGTTTTGGTAGTGTAAAACCTGAAAATCTTGGTTTAGCTATTGGTTGTTGGATGAACATAATGCGTAAAGGTGATAGAATAAAGAAACATCAACACAGTTATTCTTCAGATTCTTATTTGAGTGGACATTTTTGTGTATCTACCGAGAACACTAAAACTGTATATGTAAATCCTTATGAACATTCACGAGAAGATATACTTCTTGAACAGGCAGAAAGTACTGATAAGTCGGATATGGTAATACATCAATCTCATGGAAGTCAGAAGATGTATGTTGCTTTAAATGTGCCTGGTAAATTGACATTATTCCCAAATTATGTTCCACATTTTACTACCACATATAATGGAGATGATGTGAGAATAACATTAGCATTTGATTTAAGACCAAGATTTGATAGTTACATTCCATTATTAAAATGAAACTCATAGGATTTAAAAATGAAGAATTAATATCTCCTTACTCACCATCTTGGCATTTTTGTATTGGTGAGAAGGATAATATTGGTATTGATTGTAATGAACTTAAAGAGTTTCTTTTATCTAAAGAAGAAGAGGTTTTGTCAATAAAGAACAAAGAGGTATTAGATCATGCTTTTGGTACTAAACTAGGTAAGAATAGTACGACTGCAAGAGCAGGTATGTTTAATGTTTTTGATTGGGATCATCCACAACTTACTATATTGAAGAATGTTATTGTAGAATGTCATAATGAATATTATAAAAGAACATTAGATAAGATTTGTGATTACAAATTGTGGTGTAACTGTTGGGTTAATATTATGCGTAAAGGTGATAGAATTAAAAAACACGCTCACGGATACGGTTCATCAAGTTATCTTAGTGGACATTTTACAGTTTCGTGTAGTGATACTAAAACGATCTATATGAATCCATACGATCATTTACCTGAAGAGGATGTGATAAGAGAGGTGAGAGAGGAGAATCATACATTTTCAGATAAATTATATGTGTCTGAGAATAATGTTGATAAATTATCAATCTTTCCAAATTATGTTCCACATTTTACTACAGAACATACACAAGATGCTGAAAGAATAACATTAGCATTTGACTTAATACCACGTTATAACAATTATTGTAACTTATGAAACCATTATTTCGATTAAGAGAGTTTACTTGGGCAGTAGTGTCTGAGGTTGAGGATTGGTTATATCCTTATCGAACTGAGGATACAGAACCATTATGGGCAGAGAAAGATGTTGATGATGATAGTGTAGTAACCTATCTTAAAGCACAATCAGATGCTAATAATGATAGGATAGACCGTCTACAATCTGAGATGCTTTATGTTACTTCTCAGATAAACGATATAAATAATTTGTTAACCAAACACAACATGAATGAAGGACAAGAAGGCAGCAAAACTATTATTAAAGAGGGCAAAGAAACATCCTGAATGGTATTCTAAGGATGAAATTCGTTATGCCAAGAGAATAAAGAAGAGGATCAAACAGGAAGAGAAAAATGCAGGACAGTCTGAAGATTAATAAACAGGATGATGGTTCATTTCAGGTTGAGTGGGATAGAAATGATCCTAACTGGAAGTTTATGAATGACTTGACAACAGAAGAGATAGAGAGTATAGTGCAAGAAGCAATTAAGCACGACCAGAATGACCGACAGAGGCAACAACCGCAGTTATTCGTTGACTAATCTGGAGGATGCAGTAGAAGATGCTTTAACATCTGACTGCACTCCAGAAGAGATCTATGATACCATAAGAACTACTCTTAGGAGGAATCTAACATACCATAGAATATGCGTAAGAACTGCTAATGAAGTGTTGCGTCTTGTTCATGGAACTGAGCATAAGGATAAGGTTATTAATCTCCACGAAAGGGAATTAGATAATCTTTATGCTGGTGATTGTTTGGATGATCCTAATCGTTGGCCAGACTATACAGAACTACCTAATGATAAGGAAATATCCTATGAAGAGTGGAGAAGGATTGAAGATCCTACTTATACTGAAAAGGAAATGACTCATCAAGAAATGATTGATGCTGGTTATGAAATGACTGGTGAAGGTATCTGGTGGCCAAAGGATAAAGAGGAGGAGACACCCGACTACAACAATCCTTATGTTTGTGCTAAAATAGATGAACTCGCTGGAGACAACAGAAACTAATGTTAGAAATTAACACTACCAAGAACAAAGAACTTGGTCTATGGGACATAACTGCTACCCTAACACTTCCACCTATTACAGTTACTAGGTTAAAGAAAGATAAGAATGATGTTGAGTATGAATTGCGTAATGCTTTCAGCGAAGTCATTCAAGAGATCGTAGAAAAGCATTGTGAGGAGGAATTATAATGGCACTATCACAACAGGTAGAATATTCTCTTCGAGAAGCACAAGAGGCATTAAGAAATGCCTTATCCTTCTCTGCTAGAAGTGAGAAACCTTATGTTAGTAAGCATATTGCAGTTATGCTGGCAGACATCGAGAATTTAGTTGATGCAACTGAGTTGATCGAGAAAATTGAGAACCGAACTGATGGTGACAGTGGATTCTTCGGTACATTCTATAATAAAGACGAAGAAGATTAAATAAACCTTAAGCATAACTAGATTTTATAAGTAGTTATGTTATAATCTCAACACAATCACTTTAGGAGCAATGATTAATCTCGATGAACGCTACCTTTCATATCTACAAACAGATAAAAAATTCAGGATTGATGGGGTGGGCGAGAAAGTTCACAACTATGGATTCCATTGTGATGGAAACGAGATAAAGGGACACTACGTTATCACAGATAACCATAAATTGTATTATAATATGAACGGTGATTTCATCAAAAAAGAACAAAAATGACACATCCCAAGCACGATTTAGAACACGAAGTTTATCTTGACCCCAAGGATGGGAAGGAGCATATCAATCATGGTATGCTTGAATACTCTAAGGAAGACTTAGAGAATGTCCACGCAGAGTATGATGAGTATCACAAGGGTGATGTAGTTGATCCAAATGAAGGTAAGATCAACGATTATCATACAAGGCACGAAGATTCACATCTTGAAGTCTACTGCGATAATCATCCAGACTCTTTAGAGTGTAGAGTCTATGATGACTAAGTGGTTATAGCTTATGACACTTGTTAGAGTGGCACACACCCCCTACACAGGGGGTTTTTTATTGTTATAATAGAATTGTCAAACACCAAACCCCACTAGGGACTTTTAAATGACACAAGCAATTATTAATCAAGCAACAGAACTGTTGAATGAACAGTTCACAAATGGAGAAGGGTTGAGAGGAGTTCCCCTTAAGAATTACTCGGGGCCCCAATTAGAGGAATGGTCTGAATCTGTTCTTAGATTTATTATTGAAGATTTACAGCAAAAGTATCCTAATACCAATATTGAGTATGGTAAAGGTTATCTTAAATCAGATCATGAAGGATTTGGTGATGAGAGATTAGATCAACATATTAAAGTTAATGGTAAGTATGCTTACTTACAAGAAGATCGTGCTTGGGTTGACAAACCATTTTATACACTTAAGAGAGCAGTTATTAGAAATATTATTCAGTCTTGCCCTTCTCAACTATCACCAAGTGTAAAGTTTGGTCTTGTTGGTTATTGCATAGACATTAAGGATGATCTAGTGAGAACCTGTAATTATACTCAGGGTTATGGAGATCAACTTGAGCGTTTTTCCCTTACTGGTCGTAGACGTAGTAAGAAGGTTAATGGTAAGACTGTTAATTGGTATGAAACTGGATTTGTAGAAGAAACTGTGGTAAAATATATCAACTATGTTTACACTGCATTAGAGGGGGCGATCCTTGCTTAAATTATATCAAGGAGACTGTTTAG